CGTCTGCAGCGCCCTGCCGATGGTCTCGATCAGCGCGTCGTCGGGCTTGAGCTTGTCCCAGGCGCGCACCGCGCCCATGCGGTTCTCACCGCGGGGATAGTAGGCCCAAAAGCCCTCAAAGCGCTCCGGTTTCCACGTCGGCGTCGTTTTGCTGCGCCGCGTCCCCTTGGGGGGACTATAGGGGGGATTATTATAAGCTTTAGTCTCTACGTTCTTAGTTTGGGTCGGAATATCCGCTGACGGAGTTTCCCGACGACGGTTTTCACCGTTGTCGGTATTTTCAGACAACGGTGGTTTTTCCTGCAGCACATAGGTGTTTGCAGCAAAGCGGCCGCCGTCGTCATGAGACTGCTCGCGCATCAGATAGCCGACCTCCTCCAGCCGCCCGACAAGGCGACGCACGGTGTCCTTGCCAATGCCGCGCTCCTTCGCCATGCCGGAGATGGTGAACTCCCAATCGGGAGGCTTGTCCAGCATATAGGTCAGGAATCCGAGCATTTCAAAGCTCAGGCGCGTGTCTCGGATCGCGGACTTATACAGGACGGTAAACGGCTCACGATGGCCGGACTTTATTACGCCCTCGCTCATACTTTCCTCCATCCAAATAGACGATGATCTTCATCAGCCACTCCGTCAGGGCGGTGATGCCGACGAGGATCAGGAAGATGTCCAGTCCTGTCATGCTCTCGCCTTCCCTCGGAAGGTGTTGACTTTCGTCTGTTTCTGCGATATACTGTGCTTGCAATGGTTTTCAGAGCTCCTGCTCTGAGACAGAGAACGCTTCGAGGTTGCCGCCTCGGGGCGTTCTTTTTTTGTGCTGTCCGCGTAGATCACCTGATACGCCGCGGCGATGGTCTCGCGCAGGTCCTGCACGATGCTGTCGAACTCCGGCCGCTCGGTGTCGTCGATCACGCCGTCCTCGGCGATGCGCAGCAATCCGGCCAGCCGGTCCGCTGCGTCGCGCAAACGGTTCGTCAGCGAGATGGTCGCCATCGGCAGCGGCTTCGGCTCCACCGGCGGCAGGATGCCCAGCCGGTCGGTCGCCTTTGCGTGCTCCAACGCGAGCCAGCTCACGCCGTAGACCTCGCACATCCGCGCCACGGTCTCATCCGGTGGTGTGAGCCGTCCGCCCTCGTAGCGCTTGAGCGTTTCGGGCGAGATGTGCAGCCGCTCCGCGGCCTCTTCCTGCGTCAAAAGGGTCACCTTGCGTGCTCGTTGATACATATTTGGGTATAGCGGTGCCATTGTGTTTTGTCCTCCTTTGTGGTATAGGTTTAATAACGGATCGCGGCGCGCAGCTCCTCGATGGGGATGCCCAGCGCGCGGCCCAACCGCCGCAGCTCACCGAGCGTCAGATCCTCGGGGTTCGCCTTCCGGCGGGCCACCGTCGTGCGTGAGATGTGCGCCTTGTCGCCCAGCTGCTCGTTGGTCAAGCCGTGGACGTTGGCCATGCCCCAGATCAGGGCGACGAGCTTCTCGTTGCTCGTGTTGCGGCCTAAATTCACACGCGGCATAAGCTCCTCCTATCCGGCCTGTTCGGCCAACTTCTGCGCGGCCTTCCGGGCCGCTTCTTTTACACGCCGCACGGCGGCTTCGCTTGCCGCACGCAGCTCCTCGGGGTCGTACAGGTCGCCGACCTCGCACTCCAGCACGGCCGCGATGGTCGGCAGCTTGTCCGTCGTGGGCGTCTTGCTGCCGTTCTCCCACCCGATCACGGCGGGCGGCGTCACGCCGGTCATGCGGGCCAGCTCCGTGCCGGTCAGACCGCGGCGCTCTCGTAATTCTCGGATCCTCGTTGGGAACACCTCCTTGCTTTTTCTCTCTCGGTGTGATATGGTTTACTGTGAGTTAATGTAGAAAGGGCTGGGTATTATGGTGCGCATTACGGCTTTTGATGATAATGGTGTGTATAAGGTTGACTTTGAAATCCCTGAACTTGATGAATGTCCGATATGCCATCACGCTCTGAAACCAACTATTCTGAATTCAAAATATGTGATGGACAGCACGAATACGGGAACAACGCTCTGCAATTTATACGCTATGTTTCTGTGTCCAAAGTGCCGCAAGGTTTTTCTCGGAAGATTTCGTCAAGCCATCGAGCCGGCATATCGCCGCACAGCAGACTTTATGCATGAGTATGAACTCTTCCCCATGACACCGAGCCGTGAATCCTTCAACGAAAATATCAACAAACTATCGCCAACCTTCGTTGAAACCTATGGACAAGCTCAGCAGGCAGAGACCGAGAAGCTGCTCCAGATTTGCGGCATCGGATACCGCAAGGCATTGGAGTATCTTGTAAAAGACTACCTTTGCCATAAATTCCCCGCTGATGAGGAAGCCATCAAAGCCGAAGCGCTCGGGCAAAGTCTTCGACGAATCGAAGACGGCAGAATACAAACATTGGCTCAGCGCGCAACTTGGATCGGAAACGATGAGACCCATTATGTTCGTAAGCACGAAGATCTGGATGTCAAGACGATGAAAACTTTTATCCAGGCGATGATCCATTTCATCGACTCGGAGTTGACGTTTGAGAAAGCTCTTGGCATTGATCCCGCCTGACGGGATCGTACACCGCGAGCTGCTTCCCGTCCAACGACCAATAGGACGTTGCCACGCGGACCGGGTCATCGTGCGTCCCATCGCCGCGGACTTCGCGGATCTCGATGACCCGAATGACCTTAGCGGTCGTAACTGGGTGTGGTGCCATGCTTGTTCCACCTCCTCTCATCCGGTGCGCCGTGGCTCACCGTGAGTTAATGGTAAATCACCGTTTGGTGATTGTCAATAAAAAAATCATCAATTTATGATTATTTGTGAAAATCTGTCAATTCTAATACTGGAGTGATGCCTATGGAAGTCGAAAAGTTTGTTCAAAATGTAAAAAACCTTTGCATTAAAAGGCATTAAACCTACCGTTGCGTGCGATGAAAGCGGAGCAGGAAAGAACCTGCTCGGGCAACTAATTCATCGCGGAACAATTCCATCCGTTGAGCGTGTTCAACTGCTTGCGCAATACCTTGGCGTCACGACCTCCGACCTGCTGGGGGAGAAGCCGCAAGCCCCCGTGCCCGAATCGGGTACACTCAGCGCCGCCGAGCTGCGGCTGCTGAGTGCCTACCGCGCGGCCCCTGCGCCGATCCGCGCCATCGTGGACACGGCGCTGGAGCCGTATAAGAGGTGAGAAAGATGGATATGCTCAGCAAGCCGGAGCGCGAGTTCCTGGAATGGCTTGACGCACAAGAAAAGCCTGTGGCCTTGGAGCAGTTCGAGCGCGCCCCATCGTATTCGCTGCGGAGACGGAATCGGCTTCTAAAGGACGGCATGATTTATACGCCAAATCCCGGCTTCCTTGATTCTGAGCCGCGCACCTACGCCATCACTGACAAGGGGCGCACTGCGCTGGAAACTGCAGAGCTGACGCTCGGCAGCGACCGCCGGTCAAAGATCGCACTGTGGGTCTCCGTCCTTGCGCTCGTCGTATCGATCGCCGCCTTCTTCAAGGACGTCATCTAAACAGCTTCCGCCATCCTTTGCGGCGCTCGCGTTCGTCCTCGATCTCTCTCGCCAGATCACGCAGGCATTGGGCGTATGGATTAATTTCCGCATCCGCCCGACACCTGAGCGTAGGAACAACATCTTTCCCATACACCGCATCGGTGAGGTCAATGATCAAGCAGCGCACGCCGATGCGCTTCGTGAGATATTCCTCGGATTCTGTCCGATGGTCTGACAGGTCGCAGTCGGTGAAGAAAATCAGCGTTTGAGGCTCGCCCTTTGTTTCCAGACAATAAATCACCGTTTCTCACCTCCTTTCAACCGGTGCGCCGCGGCTCACCGTGAGTAAATAGTAAATCGTTAATTATAGATTGTCAATAGATTTAGAGTTAATTTTAGATTTTTGTGAATTTCAAACAACGCAGAGAGGATGTGATACCATTGAACAACGAAATCTTTGTGCGAAATGTTGAGATAAGATGCAAGCAGAAGGGAGTCCCACCTACCGTAGCCTGTCGAGAAAGCGGTGCGGGCAAGGATTTTCTGACAAACCTGAAAAAAGGGCAATCTCCATCGCTTGGCAAAGCTCAGCAGCTCGCGCAATATCTCGGCTGCACGGTCTCCGACCTGCTGGGGGAGACCGGCACGGCCACGCAGGTCCTCGACGAGCGCTATGCGCCCTTCATCGACCTCTTCGCGGAGCTCGACCCGGCAGAGCAAACCAAAGTCGTCGGCGATATGCTCCGGCGCAAAAATAGAAAATAAAAAAAGATGTAAATAAGTGCCCGATTCGGGCACGGGGGAGGAAATCATGATTACTGTTCCGGCGAAAGTGAAAGACCGCATCGCAGCGGGCCTCAAGCGTTACCAGCCGATCCTGATCAAAGCCCGCGACAAGGACATCAACGAGAGCGACACCGTCACCATTCTGATGGACGTACTGGCTGACATCCTCGGCTACGACAAGTATACAGAAATCACCTCCGAATACGCGATCAAGCATACCTACTGCGATCTCGCAATCAAGCTGGACGGTTCGCCGAGGATTCTCATCGAAGTCAAGGCGGCGGGGCTCGACCTCAAACTCCAGCACATCAAGCAAGCGGTTGATTACGGATCCAACTCCGGTGTTGACTGGGTGATACTTACCAATGGTATTCAATGGAAGGTCTACAAAATCATTTTTGCCAAGCCTATTGATACGGAACTGGTCTACGAATTTAACCTGACGGAGATGAACGCGAAAAAGGCCG